CGAATGGCTCGTTTAAGTCTACCTTGAAAATAAGGAGCTTCTTTTTTAATATTCCGCTCCAAATCAGTAGCCAATAAATTTGTAGCCTCTTCCAGTATATCAGAACTCTCAATATACAACTCCACAAAATCTTTTATCTCACCCATCCACGAACACCTCGACGGCCACGTTTCTGATTATAAGTCCTACCATGCGAATGCTTAACCATATTAATCTTATCCAACTCATCCGCTTCCGCTTCACTATTCAGATAAGCCTCAATATAATCATCCAGTAAATCCTGAGCCTTATTAAACCAATAATCCATCAAAGACTGATACTCCTCACCATGATATAAACTCATAACAATATCAGATGAAGCATAATAAATCGCAACAGTCTTCAAAGTCTGTGGAACACGAATCGGAATCGAAACATAATGTCGCTTCAAATTAGACTCAATCCACGCCTCCGTATTATCAATCGATACACTTAGCAAGTCATCATCCGGATCATCAGACATGTCCTGAAATAATGCTAATACCTCATTACTATTACAATATTTCCCCCTGTATATTGTAGGGGTTTCAATCACCACTTCTTCTTCATCTGACATTTCAATATCACCACTTTATATAAAAAATTAAAATATAAAAAAAATTAGTCTTGTTCTAATTCTGCAAGCCTATACAGAATTGTTCCTGAGGCAGGGTCAGTAGGGTCACCAATAGCAGCAAGAATATCTGCTATGTCCTTATGTAAACCAGTTTCACTGCCACTTGTAGCAACACCAATCGCAGTGTTAATATCCTTGATATCTTTATAGAAACCAGTTTCACTACCTGAAGTGGATTTACCGATTGCTGCTTTAATCGCTGCAATATCAGTATCGTCCCCACCTTGTGCAGAATCAAGAGCTTTAACTTTATCGTAGAGGTATTTGATTATACCTCCTTTATGTCTGTGGGCGGCTGCCCATCCTTTCATAGACATGTTAATTTACCTCCAATGAAAAATAATAAAAAGGAGTTTATTTATTGGCCGAAAGTACCGGCCATAATAGACTCTTTGTTAACTACGTTAGGGACCATGTTAAACCAGAATTGTTGAGTGTTCATTTCTGGTTTGCCTTCAGGTTTGTAAGTGTTAGTGTTGACTAATGCTTGTGGCAATTTAGTTAATGCTTGTTTGTTACCGTTAGCAACAGCAGTATCAATTGCTTGTTGCATAGTACTGTATTTAGGGTTAGTGTACTTTTCAAGGATACATGCAGGAACCGCATTACATAAAGCAAGGTAATCTTTATTAGCGAGCATGTTTCCAGCATTCCAGAAGTTGATACCTTTCCATTTAAGGTTTAACATGTCATAGTTGATTTCAAGACTGTCCAGGTAATCGCATAATGCGAAGTATTGGTTACCTGATAATAACATGTCGGTTGCTAAGAGTTTTTGTGGTGATTCGTAGAAATTCTGTTGAATCATGTTTAAGTCATGAGCAGGGTCGAATTCATCGGCATCAGTCCAATCGGTTGTGGTAGGTGCGGTGGTACCGGCACTGTTTTGCAAGGTCTTTGCAATTAATAAGTCAGTGTAGATACATAAAGCAGATACACATTTAACAACACGGTTTGGGTAGGTAGAGGACATCATACCGTTTCTTTCCCATAAGTCACCGTATTCAAATTCAAAACCTCTTCCACCGAGTACACCGGATTCAGGAGTTTCATCAGTGAATTTGATTTTAGTGAAATCAACACCTTCACCATACCTTGTAGGTTCAGACATGATTTTATCAGCGATTTCTTTAGCTGCGGATACTTCACTGTTTAAACTGATGAAAGTACCAGTTTCGTTTTGGTGAGTATCAAAAAGGTTCAGGAATAATAATTGTTCATGAGCAATTTCATGAGCATAGAATTCCTGGTTCTGTTTGTGTAAAAAATAATTTGGATCTAAAAATTGTGCCATAATATTTTTCCTCCTTCAAAAATAATATTTTTTAGATAATGTCCATAACTCCGAAGGCCACTTGAATCATTGCACCACTGTTAGCAGCTGCATCTTCTAATGCGATTGCATCGGTGGCACTGCCGGATTTATCATAACATCCTGGAGTTGTGGTTCCTACTTTAATGTAGTTACCTGCGCTTACTGCACTGTTGGTGGCTTCCAATTGTACGGTTCTGATTACTCTTGCACCGACTTCAACTCTTACGTAACAGTTGTTGGTGTAACTGCCCCAGTTTGCAGCGGTTTTTGGTATTGCTCCTTCGTGGTCGTAATCTGCAAATGCGATTCCGATTGCTGCATCTCCAGCAGCACAGTTTTCAACTTGGTTAGGACCGCTTATTTTAACTCTGTTTCCTTGTTTGATTTCATTTGCATATGCTGGTCCTGTGTGTTTTCCAGTTCCGTCAACGATTGTGCTGATGGTTCTGTTACCTTGTTTTGCTTCAAAGATATGGACTACTCCATAACTTCCTTTGTTTTCTAATTCCATGTTTTATTCATCTCCGCTGAAATGTGCTAATACTGCATTAACGTTTTCTTGTTCCGGAGTTGGTTCCGGTTCATCATCGTCATCAGAGTCTCCGGCTAATAATGATCTGCGAGTTTTCAAATCAATCATTACTGGTGCATCTTTCATTAATTCATCGAATAATTCGGAATTTGATGCACATAGTTCTACCATGGTTTCTTTTTTAGCCGGGAATATTTTTCCCTGTGCGATGAAGTTATCTACTTTTGCGGTTGCAGACTCTTTTTTGAGGTCGGCGATACGGGCTTCCATTTCTTTTACTGTTTCATCATCATCGTTAACAGTAGGGCCTTCATCACCAGTGTCTGCTGGTTCTCTTGCTAATAAGGTATTGATTTGTTCTTGCATTGGTGCAAGTTTATCATCAATACTTTCATCAAAGATTGCTTTAATGTCTTCTTTAGTTAAATCGGACATGTTGTTTTCCTCCATTATTTGTATTGAGTATCTTGCGTAAACCACAGTGTCATCATCGTCGTGTGGTTTCGGTATGTTGCATGTTGGACATGCTCCTTTTTCAACTATATCCACACGTGTGATGTCTGTTGTGTTTACGATGTAATCGTAATTTTGTGGACATTCGCTCACGTTGGATGTTGCCACGATACTTACCATATCCAACTCACCGGCCTCGTAGAGGTTTCGGATTTGTGGATTGGTTAATTCTGCCTCGACTATTTTAATAGTGTCATCGGCGTATTGAATTTCAGTGATTTCACCTACATTCAATAAGTTCAGTTTAGCCAATATTGGATTGGCTTTAATGATATTATCAGGAAGGTGGTCTATTCCAATAGGGATGCTGCCTTCCTTTGATAATCTTGATTGTAAATTTTCATAGGTTTGTTTGACGTTAGTTTCTGGGACGTAGACGTGTGCGGGTTTGTTGTCTATCCATAGGTGCATGGGTCCGGTTGTCCAGAAGGGAGTGTTTTCTAACATTAGATTCTTCTCTCCTTTTATGATGTTTTTACATGAATTTGACTTCTGATATAGTTTGCACGTTCGCTGTTGTTATGGTACATTGCTACGCAACGGCAGTTTGGATGTAATGGTGGTAGGTGGCTTGTATCGTCGATAGAGTACATTATGTCTCCGTCAATACCCCTTGTACTGACTTCAATCTCAGGATTGGTTAAATATTCTTTTCGGCATTTGTCGCAGGCAGTGTTCCTGCAATCAACAGTATAACCAGTTGCACCTCTTTCCTTATTGATGACATAATCACTGACTGTTGCAGCTCTTGCTATTTCGGTTCGGGCGATTGCTCTTGCTCGTTTGTTTTTGATAGCAGTTACTTTCTCGGTAATGTTCTTGGCGATTTCATCCTGTGACAAGTTATTATTGTATCCATCTTTCACGATATCTCGGACGGATTCTTTCACGTCTTCACCGACATCCCGAATCAAATCACCAATATAATTTTCAATTGTAACCCTTACGAGTTCTTTTTGTGCTGGTCGACTGAACTTGTAATTGTTGGTTGCTGCAAGGATAAGGTTTAGCATTGTGGCATCATAACCAGTACTGCCTAATGGGTTACTGGTGGTATATTCACTTGTCTTTGCAAGGAACTCTTCCAATGTATCTGATGCACGTATGCCTTGATTTAATCTACGAATAATCTCATCAAACAGTTTATCAGTATAAGTGATACCTCTTTTGATAAGCTTATCCTGTGATACCACTTAAATCACCAAGTATATTATCCGTTAAATTCTCAGAATCAACAGGATTCTCTTGATAACCAAAATTCTCAGGAGGCATCTCAGGCTCTTCATTCACATACTCCACACCAGCTTCAGATTTGAACAATAAAGCAAGACTTTCTTGGACAGCAGTATTCTCACCATCCACCACACCACCTTGAATTAAAGGCTGTAATATACTGAATAATTTCTGCATGTCCCCACGAGTAAACTTCTCAAAACTAATTACAGGAGCTTTGCGTTCAGAACCAAAATTCCAATTAACAATCGGGTC